CTATACGATTTTTCTTTTATAATGATACTAGAAACGATAAAGGTTATCAACCATCTATTTATTTTAATTTAATGAAGCAACATATTGTTGCAAGGCCAGAAATTCAAGATGATGTTTTATTTTTACATGATTCGGATATAGTTTTAACAAAACCACCGAAATTTGATGATATGATAAAAGGTAATAGTTGGTACTTATCTAATACTAAATTTTATATAAATTATGATTATATAATCGGTAAAGGTGACCATACATATAAAAAAATGTGTGAAATAGTTGGAATAGACCCACTAATACCAAAGCTACTAAATAATAATTCAGGTGGAGCGCAATATATTGTTAAAAACACTACATATGAATTTTGGGATAAAGTAGAAACTGATAGTATAAATTTATATAAATATTTTTGTGATACTGAACATTTGCATGTTAAAAAAACTGAATACGATTATCCAATACAAAAATGGACTGCGGGTATGTGGAGTTTACTTTGGAATGCTTGGTTAGCGGGACATGAAACAATAGTAGATGAACGATTGGATTTTGGTTGGGTAACTGGTGATATTTCGGAAGTAGAAAAATATCCTATACTACATAATGCAGGAGTTGTGGCAGATTCAACTCATGTACATTCGTATGCTAAAGGTTTATTTTATAAAGGGGCATACACGGATAAACTTCCTTATAATGCGAAGTTAGATATAAGTGATAAGTTTGCTTCTTCATATTATTGGAAAGAAATTTGTGAAACCGCAAAAACATCTATATTAATTGAACACCCAAAAATGAGTTTAGTTCAAACTCAATTTAATGATTATAAAATAACAAACTTACAAATAGACCCATATGGAGTTTGTAATGCTAAATGTTGGTTTTGCCCAGTAAGATATAAAGGAAATCCTGACCACGGTAAAGAAGTAATGAGTCCTGAACTATTTGAAAAGATAATTAAAAATCTTATCGATGAAAGAGAAAGACCAGATGGACTAGTATCAAAAGCATTTAATGGATTTTACACAGCGCATTATAACGAAGTTCTTTTATATCCGCACTTTGAAGAAATACTTAAAATATGTAGAAAGTATAAATTAGTAACGATGGTACTTTCAAATGGAATACCACTAACACCGGAAAGAGTTGATATACTAAAAGAGTATCAAGATTGTTTAAGTGGTATCTGCCTAAATACACCTGCATTTGATGCGGATACTTGGAGTAAGAGAAGTGGTATTAATATAAAGCAATTTGATAAACTAATATCTAATATAAAATATGCAGTAGAACAATTACCAGAAATGGTAAAACGAAAAGCATTCTCAATTCAAATAAATGGTTCGCATGAATTATCATTTGTTGAGAAAGGCGGTTGGTTACAAAAAGGTCCACAATTCCCACAGGATATTGACTTAGATGTACAAAATGGAGAGTTAGTTCAGCAAGAGAAAAAAGCGAAAGAATTATTTCCAGGTGTGAATATTTTTACAGTACCATATCTTATTGATAGAGCTGGACTACTGGATGAAGTAATGAGTAACAAACCTGCAATAGAAAGAAATTTGAAAAGAAATGTTGCTGATAAAAAAGTGATTGGGTGTGGAAATGGTAGAGAGGTTGGTGGTAGACCTATTGGGTGGGTTCATGTAAATGCAAGTGGAAAAGCGTTCCTTTGTTGTAATGATTATGAAATGGAAATGCAGTTTGGGGATTTTAAAACGCAGGAATTGAGAGATTTTTGGGGAACTGATGAGCATGTTAAAATGGTTGAAAACTCATATGAAACGATTTGTAGAGGATGTGCTTCTGCAATTTTTGAATAATTTAAAACATATATATTTATATATAAACAATCATATGGCAACAAAAACCGAAAAAATAGCAGAAGATATTATAGATAATATCAAAAACATTCAAAGTGATGTAAATGGTTATATCTTTGATTTAGGACAACTTTCTGTAAGAAGCAGAGAGCTAGAATTAGAATCTAAAAGAATACTTGAAATAAAAAAACAAATAGAAGATAAGTTGGATAACCAAAGTCTTCAATTAGAGAATGTATTATCAGACCTTCAAAGAAAGTATAAAAATGCGGAAATTGATTTAAATGATGGTACGGTTACGTTTGAAGTATCTGAATAGTTTATATTTATAGAAAACAAAAAAAGATGTTAAAAACTAAAATACAAGAAATTAATCTATTAGGGAATACAATAAATAGACTATATTGTAACATTTTGAACTACGATTTAGGTAGAGATGCGTGTACTGTTAGATACGAATTGAGATATAGAAATTCACAAAATTCAGTAGCCGAACCAGATTCTTTTATTTCAAGTGGAGAATGGAAAGTACCTGCTAACATTTTGAATAATTGGGGTATGGATAACTATTTTTTGGCAGAAAAACTATGTGAACACTTGGGATTAACTTTCGTAGAACATATGACGAATCCCGTAGTGATGGATTAAATTTGGAAAATTCAAGTTTTTTTCGTATATTTACATAATGCAAAAAAAGAAGTTACTTTACATATGTCCGCACCTTTCTACGGGTGGACAACCACAATATACCTATAAACAGATAAAGCATTTTTTATCTGATTTTCAAATTGAAGTTGTTGAAATAAACAATAGTGGTGGTACTGCATTTGTGGTACAAAAAAATCGTATTAAAAGTTTAGTACCCGTTCATACATTGGGAGAAGATAAATCTAAAATTATAGATGTAATTCAAAATTTTAATCCTGATATAATACATTTTCAGGAGATACCGCAGTTTGACCTTCCAGAATATGTGTTGGATATAATATTTGATAATAAAAGAAAATATAATATTGTTGCAACAACACATGGTTCGTTTACAAATCCTTCGGATATAGTATATCAACCAGATAGATATGTGTTGGTATCGGAATGGAGTAAAAAGAAATTTGAAGAATCTAATCTTGGTGTTGAATTAACTACTTGGGAATATCCAATAGAAGAATATTCATTTAATAAAGAGGAATCTCAAATAGAATTGGGATTAGAAAAAGATTACAAACATGTTTTAATGGTTGGGCTATTTTCGCCTGGAAAAAACCAAGCGGAAATATTTGAAATAGCAAGAAAATTACAAAAGTATAAAATTAAATTTCATTTCGTAGGTAATCAGGCTATGAATTACGAAACATATTGGTCACCATTGATGAAAAACAAACCAGATAATTGTATTGTTTGGGGAGAGCGTGATGATGTTGATACGTTTTATGCGGCATGTGACCTTTTTTATTTTTCATCAATATTAGAACTAAATCCTCTTTCTATAAAAGAAGCATTATCTTTTAAAATGAAATGCATCTTTAGAAAATTATATACATATTTGGATACATATGATGCCAATCCGTTGGTTACATATATAACCGATGATACAAATGCAACTAAACAAATTCTTATAGAAAATCTAAAACCTGAATTTAAAGAAGGATTTTCAGAAAAGCCAAGAATACAAATAAAACATTTACTAACAACCCCATACAACGATAGAGAACGATTTAGTATGAAATCTATTCGTCAATTGGAAAGTTATGGAATGGACTATGTTCCAATTGTAAATGAAGTTTATGAAGATTTTGCACCAAAAGAACATTGTAGAAGACCTGACCATTTAAGTAAAGATAATAAACCTGGAGAATTATATCCTGGAGCTGGTTTGGGTTGGATTACTGGAAGACATTATGGTTGCTATTTGGCACATAAAATGGCAGTTGAAAATTTAAATAGAGATTACGATTATACATTAGTGTTTGAAGCAGATGGTTTTATTTATTCAACCGTTGAAGAATTTGTTGATATAGTATATAAAGCATGTGATATAGCAGAAAAGAATAACGTTTACTATATTGGATTGGCAAATAACTTAAGTCAATATAAAGAAGTAGTGGATGAGGATTTTAGTAAAACCGCTCATAATCAAGATTTGGCACATTGTTATTTGTTAAGGAATACCGATAGAGAATGGTGGAATCAAAGAATAAAAGATTGTGAATGGGATGTTGGTGACCTTTGGTTTAACCACATATTCTATCACCATCAAGAATTAAGATACACTACTAATAAAGTGTATAGTAAGCAAGTTGAAGGATATTCATTACTTGATGAAACAATAAAAACTTGGGACTAATGATTTATAATAATTTAAAAAAGAATAAAAATAATAAAGTAGAAGTACAAAACAGAGTATTATTTCATTTTGTTAGGGGCCCCTTTGTAGAAATAAAAGGACCGAAAGTATCAAATTATCTTATAAAATTTATTGATAATAAAACTAATAAAGTTCACTTCACATCAGAAATTACAAATAATTGTTGGGCAAGATGTAGTATTGAATATTTTGTAGAATGGAAAATTGAAATATTTGAAAATGGAAAATTATGGTTTGAACATACATACGATGCAAAGGATAAAAGAGTTTATATTGCATTAGATTCAAAAGCATTAGGAGATTCTTTAGCATGGTTTCCATATGTTGATGAATTTAGAAAAAAGCATAAATGTAAGGTAATAGTTTCCACATTTATGAACGATATGTTTGAAACACAATATCCAGAACTACAATTCGTAAAACCAGGAACAAATGTAGAAAACTTATATTCCATGCACACAATCGGATTATTTTATAATGAAGATAGTTCGGTAAACTTTTTTAAAAATCCTATTGACCCAAAAGCGGTAACATTACAACAAATGTGTTCTGACATATTAGGATTGGAATATGTTGAAGTAAAGCCAAAACTAAAAAAAGTTAAAACATTACAAAAAGAAAAACAAGTATGTATTGGCGTATTTGGAACTGCACAATCTAAATTTTGGAATAATCCAACCGGATGGCAAGAAGTTGTTGATTGGTTAAATGTTAAAGGATACACCGTAAGACTTATATCAAAAGAAGGTGATGATTATATGGGTAATAAGCTTCCAAAAGGAATCATTCATCATCCAAACGGTCCAATTGAAAATGTAATGGAAGAATTAAAACGTTCAAACGCATTTATTGGAATTGGTAGTGGATTAAGTTGGTTAAGTTGGGCATTAGAAGTACCAACCGTTTTGGTAAGTGGATTTTCTTATAAATGGGCTGAAATGCAAGATTGTGTACGAATAGGTTCACCTGAAGGGAAATGTGAAGGTTGTTTCAATAGAATCAGATTGAATGCAGGGGATTGGAACTGGTGTCCAGACCATAAAGGTACACATAGACAATTTGAATGTACTAAATATATTACAGGACAAATGGTAATTAAAGAATTGGAAAAATTTTTATAATGAATAAGGTTTGGGTAAATGGTACATTTGATATACTTCATGTTGGACATCTACGTTTATTGGAATTTGCGAAAACATTTGGAGAAGTAAGAGTTGGTATTGATACGGATGAAAGAGTAAAATCCAAAAAGGGAGAAAATAGACCATATAACAACCTAAACGATAGAATTGAATTTTTATCAAATATAAAAAGTGTACATAGTGTTGTATCGTTTAGTTCCGATGCGGAATTGATAGAAAGAATCAAAGAATGGGGACCTGATGTTATGGTTATTGGTAACGATTACAAATATGACGAAATAATAGGAGTAGAATATATTCCAAAAATAGAATTTTTCAATAAAATCGAAGGGTTTAGTACCACTAACATTTTAAAAAATAAAAAATAATATACTTATATATACAAAAATAAAACAAAAAGTTTATGGCAGAATTAGATAAAATTCCACAAAAGCAGTCTATTGATTTAGAAACTGTAAAGTTAGAAGCAGAAGTAGTTGATAAAATTAAATCATTAAATGGTGATTTATCAGCTTTAATAAATGATTTCGGACAAATCTATATTAGAAAAAAAGAATTAAATTCAGAACTAGTTAGATTAGATGAAATTCTTGAAAAAGCAGAGGATACTTTTAAAGATAAGAGTAGAGAGTTAAAAGGTGTGGTTGATTCTTTAGAAGAAAAATACCCTAGACACCAAATCGATTTAGAACAAGGAACTGTTATTTATCAACCAGGTGCACCAAGCAGAATTCAACAAACTGAATCAGCTAGTAAATAAGATTGTACTAAAACAATAATCTCAATATTTATATAGTAAGAAAACTATATGAAAGGATTAGAAAAATTTTTAGTAGAAACAATATTGGGAGAAGCGGCAGGAATAGACAAAGTAGTTGTTGTCTACTCAGGCCGCTTTCAACCATTTCATAAAGGTCACTACGCAACGTATGACCATTTGGTTAAGAAGTTTGGAAAAGATAATGTATATATCGGAACTTCTAATACCACCGATTCAAAGAAATCTCCATTTAATTTTAAGGAAAAGAAAGTAATAATGACAACGATGTTTGGTATTCCATCAAACAAAATTGTGAATATTCGTAATCCTTATGCTCCAGAAGAAATACTTAACAAATTTGATTCAGATACCACTGGGTTTATAACGGTGGTAGGTGAAAAAGATTCATCACGTTTAAGTGGTAAATATTTTAAAGCATATAAGGGTAAAGTAGATACTGGGTATTTAGATAGAGGATACGTTTATGCAGCACCTGCTCAACCAAATCCAATTAGTGGCACAGATGTTCGTTATTGGTTAAGTGCAGGAAATGCTGCTGATAGAAAGAAAGGATTTATAAAAGCATATCCTAAATTTGATGACCAGGTATTCAAATTAATTACTCTCAAACTTAAGTCACTTAAAGAATATATTAACGAAGAAATCAAATTAAACGTAAAAGTTGGTGATACTTTATTAATGGGTAAATTTAAAAACAAAAAAGTAGTTGTTAAAAATATAGGAACTGATGAGTGGGGAATGCCAACTATTAATGGTAAAAAAGCTGTAACATTTAGAATTCCTAAAAAAGAAGAACTAAAAGAAGCGGCATCTAATGCTGGTATGCAAGCCGGAGATGAACCTGATACTTCATTTGTAGCAGATGGACAACCGAGAATATTAAATACAAATAAACCTGAAAATTGGTATAAGCAAGGTGGATATACTCAATTAGATACTCCTAAAGCCGATGATATGAGAGGTAAAGGTAAATCAAAAGATACGGAAACTCAATTCAGAAAAGCATATTATAAATTGAAGAATGTAGTTCAAAGTACATTGAATCCGGCAGATGACCCACATAAAGTAGAGGATTGGGAAGAAGTATATAGAACAAATCCAGAACAAAAACCTAAAAGATTTTGGGAACTTCCTAAAAATCAAAAACCACAAATAATTTCAAAAGATGATATTAATGAAATTATAAATGAGTTAGAGCAAGAAATAATGAGTGAAATGGGATTACCTGGTGGTGCTGGTGTTGGTTTGAGTTTACCTGGTGGGTATATCAATGGAGCACCAAATTCAAAAGATGTTAAGAAATTAAAATCTAAATTGGATAAAGATGGTAGTGAGGAATACGAAAAAGTAAAAGAAGATAAAATACCTGGTGGTAAAGCCGAAGGTATGACACTTATTGATATTGCTAAAAAATGGGCAGGTGATTATTATGATTATAGAAATTTATTACCTGGTATAAAGCAAGAATTTATAAAAGGGTATGCAATTGAACGAGAACATACAACTGATACAAACATAGCAAAGGAAATTGCATTAGACCATTTATACGAAGACCCTAAATATTATACCAAATTAGATAAAATAGAAAATCCAGTAAATGAGGGTTTATTATTAGAAGGTGGTGCATATGGTCATATGGCACATCCATTTGATATTGAAATGGGTTTAACATTTGCAGACCTTAAACAAATTGTGGTAAGAGCATTGAATGGTGATTTGGAATTAGCAAGAGAGAAGACCGATGGACAAGCATTAGCAGTTAGTTGGGTAAACGGTAGATTAGTTGCAGCTCGTAACAAATCACATCTAAAAAACAAAGGAGCTGGTGCGATGACAATAGGACAGGTAGCAGATAAGTTTGCCGGTAGAGGTGGATTGACAGATGCTTATAATTTCGCTATGCAAGACCTATCAAAAGCAATAGCAGCCCTATCCGAACCTCAACGTAAGAAGATATTTAAGGATGGTAGTTCGTTTATGAATTTGGAAGTAATATACCCAACCTCCGTAAATGTAATCCCCTACAATCAACCGCTATTAGTGTTTCATGGTACTTTTGATTACGATGTAGATGGTACTATTGTAGGTGAGAATCAACAAGCGGCAAGTATATTGGGTGGTATGATTAAGCAAGTAAATGCGCACGTACAATCTAAATACACAATTCAAGGCCCACCGATGAATAAGTTACCTAAATCAGAACATCTTTCTAAATTACAAGGAAAGTATATTTCTATGATTAGTAAACTACAATCTGAATTTGCATTAAGTGATTCCGATGGAGTAGCAGATTATCATCAAGCATGGTGGACTAAGTTTGTTGAGAAGAATGCAAAAAAATTAGATACACAAGAAAAAATAGGATTGGTTAAGAGATGGGCTTTTGGTGATAAGAGTTTCCGTATTAACACAATACAAGATACTAAATTAAAAGCTTGGGCTGAGCAAACTGATAAACAAGACCAACAAAAGATATCAAAGCAGAATCTAATGAGATTTGAGGAGATATTTTTAGGAGTTGGTGCGGATGTATTATCATTTATGAGTTCAGTACTTACCGCAAATCCTGATAGTGCCAAAAGACAAATGGTAGCACGTTTGGAATCTACAATTCAACAAGTAAAAGCAAGTGGTGACCCTAAAAAGATTGAAAAACTTAAATTGGAACTACAACGTTTAAACGCATTAGGTGGATTTGATAAAATTGTACCAAACGAAGGTATTGTATTTGTATATGGTGGTAACACTTACAAATTAACTGGTGCATTCGCACCCCTAAATCAAATTTTAGGAATTTTCTTCGATAGTTAATCGTTTTTTGAATTTTGATATACTTATATATACAAATATATTGTAAGTAATATGACAAGGGAATTCAATAAAAAGTTTATGCATCCAACACGTAGAAAGTTGGTGGATATGGTATTGACTGGTGGTGAATATGAAAAGAACACACAGATATCATTTTCAGGAGCAGATAAACAACAAGTAAAAAGAAAGGTTGGCGAAAGATGGACAGATGAAAATGGTAAATCTTGGGAGCAATATGAGGCTGGTAAAATAGAAGTATCCGAATTGGGTGATATAATGGCTGAAACGAGAGCGTATTTAGATAGATTAAATAGTTGCAAAGCCGATGATTGTAAAACAATTAAATTAGGTAGAATTGATAAAAAGCTAGTATCAAAAACAGGATATTGCACGGAGTGTTTGGCTAAACGAGAGACTCGTATTAAAGTAGATGGGTTGTGGGAAGCATACGAAGATTATAAGGTATATAATAATATGATTTCTTATGGTAAGGATGTGATATCACAATTTAAACAGGCTTATAATGATGCTAAACAAGAATATGAAGTTGTACAAGAAGATGGCAAGCTTGAAAAGTGGAGTATGGAAAGGGATGTTAATGAACTTAAAGCAGAAATACTTGCAGATATTACAAAATTTGAAGGAGAAATCCAACAGGCAGTACAATTAAGAAATGAGGCTTGGGATAAATTAAAAGATAAGGGTTACGATTTAGTAAAACCTCCTATTGATTAATATGGCTGGAACTGGAATAACACAAAAGAAATCTTTAAAAGAGATTATCGCTGAAGAATACAAAAAGTGTGCAACTGACCCGATACACTTTATGAAAAAGTATTGTATGATTCAACACCCGGTGAGAGGTAAGATACCTTTTCACCTTTTCCCATTTCAGGAAAGTACATTAACGCAATTTGCAGGAAATAGATTTAATATAGTCCTAAAATCACGTCAAACTGGTATATCAACTTTATCTGCGGGATATGCACTTTGGAAAATGTTATTCAATACCGATTTCAACGTATTGGTTATTGCAACAAAGCAAGATGTAGCAAAGAACTTAGTAACAAAGGTAAGAGTAATGCATGAATTACTTCCTAGTTGGTTAAAAGGTGGTTCTTTGGAAGATAATAAACTTTCCCTTCGTTTACATAATGGTTCTCAAATTAAAGCGATTGCTTCTTCTCCTGATGCAGGACGTTCGGAAGCATTATCACTTCTTATATTTGATGAGGCTGCTTTCATTGATGATATCGATGAGATTTGGGTAGCGGCACAATCAACACTATCAACGGGTGGTAGTTGTATTGCACTTTCTACTCCTAATGGTGTGGGTAACTGGTTTCACAAAACTTGGTTAAATGCAGAAGAAGGTACTAATCCGTTTAATACAATTAGATTGCATTGGACTGTACATCCTGAAAGAGGACAACAATGGAGAGATGAACAAGAGAAATTATTAGGTGCAAAGAAAGCGGCACAGGAATGCGATTGTGACTTCGTATCTTCGGGTGATACAGTAATCGATCCAGAGTTGTTAATGTTTTATAAAGAATCATTTTGTCAAGACCCAATGGAAAAAACAGGGTTTGATGGAAACCTTTGGAGATGGGAATATCCAACTGCCGGTGGTTCTTATATGGTAATCGCCGATGTGGCCAGAGGTGATGGTTCGGATTATTCAGCCGCTCATGTTATGGAAATAAATACTTGTACACAGGTTGCAGAATATAGAGGTAAGGTTGATACAAAAGATTTTGGAAACTTTTTAGTTGAATTATCTACACAATATAATGATGCTTTACTTGTAATAGAGAACGCAAACATTGGTTGGGCTTGTATTCAGCAGGTAATTGATAGAGCATATAAAAACTTATTCTATATGAGTAAGGATTTAAAGTATGTTGATATTGAACACCAAATGAGAAACAAATATAGAGCCGATGAAAGACAGATGGTAGCCGGATTCTCAACAACTTCGAAGACCAGACCATTGATTGTATCTAAATTAGATGAATATTTTAGAGAAAAAGCAGTTGTAGTTCGTTCCAATCGTTTGATAGATGAATTATTTACATTTATCTTTATGAACGGTAGAGCGGAAGCTATGAAGGGTTATAACGATGATTTAACAATGGCATTTTGTATTGGATTGTGGGTTAGAGATACTGCACTTCGTTTAAGACAGGAAGGAATTGACCTTACAAAGAGAGCGATTGGTGGAATTTCATCTAACATGCAGCATGCCGGTGTATATGGACCTGCTGATAGAGATGATAATCCTTGGAAAATGAGGATTGGTGATGATTTTGAAGACCTATCACAATGGTTATAAAAATGTAGTGTTTTGACAAATAGTGATATTTATGGTATATGTCAAAATACAAAAACAAACCAAAATGATTAAATTAACAAATATCCTAAAAGAAGATGAATATGTAGATAAGGCATATTCTAAAGGAGACCAGCCAGCGGATAATCCAATTGATGATTATGATGAATTGGATGTAGAGCAAGAAGATATGGATGATTTTATAAATTATCTTAAATCTTACTCACAATCATTAGATGAAGCTGGATGTAATTGTGTTTATGAAGCGGAATATCAAGGTAGAGAGGTTAAGTTGGGTAAACCAATGGCAGGTGATGTAAAGAAATTTAAGGTATATGTTAAAAATCCTACAACTGGTAAAGTTATTAAAGTAAACTTTGGTCAGAAAGGAGTAAAGATTAAGAAAAATAATCCAGGTAAAAGGGCTAATTTTAGAGCAAGACACAATTGTGATAATCCAGGTCCTAGAACAAAAGCAAGATATTGGTCTTGTAGAAAATGGTAAAATAAATTATGGCAGAACAATTTCAAGACGATAGGAGTTTCTTTGGGAGGCTTAAAAAACTATTCTCAACTAATGCAATCGTAACCGTTGATAAAGATGGTAGACGTAAAGTTGTGGATGTTGAAGACCGTCAACATAATACAAACTTTGTAAACCTCAGAGATAGATATACTAAATTACAAAGGTCTTATTACGAAACCACACAGGGTGCACAATCAATGGCATATCATCAAGTTCGTAGAGAACTTTTTAGAGATTATGATGCTATGGACCAAGACCCTATCATATCTTCGGCATTAGATATATATGCGGATGAGAGTACCACAAAGAATGAGTATGGCGATGTAATTCAAATTAAATCAACGAATGAAAATGTAAGAGAAATACTTCATAATTTATTCTACGATATAATGAACATAGAATTTAACCTATGGCCTTGGATTAGAAACCTTGTAAAATATGGAGATGCTTTTATTGCATTAGAAATTATGCCTGGTAGAGGTATTATTAATGTAGCACCACACTCTGTATATAATGTAGAAAGATTAGAGGGTACTGACCCAAATAATCCTGATTATGTAAAGTATAAAGTTGAATTAGACCGTTTTGGTAAGAAAGAATATGAGCAGTATGAAATGGCTCACTTTAGAATGTTATCAGATACTAACTTCCTTCCATATGGTAAAGGAATGATTGAAGGTGCAAGAAGAATTTGGAAACAATTATCTTTAATGGAAGATGCGATGTTAATCCATCGTATTATGAGAGCACCTGAAAAAAGAATATTTAAAATAGATATCGGTAATATTCCACCAACAGAAGTAGATAACTATATGCAAAAAATTATCAATAAAATGAAGAAAACTCCATTTGTTGATAAAAACACAGGTGATTATAATTTAAAATACAATATTCAAAACCTTACGGAAGATTTCTTCTTACCTGTTCGTGGTAGTGATAGTGGTACAACTATTGATAACCTTAGCGGATTAGAATATGCGGCAATTGAAGATATTGATTATTTAAAACATAAGTTATTCGCAGCATTAAGAGTACCAAAGGCTTACTTATCTTACGATGAGAACGTTAATGGTAAAGCTACATTGGCTGCAGAAGATGTTCGTTTTGCAAGAACTATCGAAAGAATTCAACGTACAGTTGTTAGTGAATTAGCAAAAATTGCAGTTGTTCATTTGGCATCTCAAGGTATTGAAGATTCAGAAATGACAAACTTTGAATTAAGTTTAACTAACGCTTCTACAATTTACGAACAAGAAAAAGTTAATTTGTGGTCTGAAAAAGTTAGATTAGCAAGTGATGCGAAAGCACTTAATATGTTATCATCTGATTGGGCGTACCATAATATATTTGGTATGAGCCAGGATGAAATGGATGTTGAAAGAGCAAAAGTAATATTAGACCTCAAAGACCGTTTCAGACAGACATCAATTGAACAACAAGGACAGGACCCGGCAAATCCACCAGAACAAACAAACGTAGAAGAAGAAATCAGTAAACTAAAAACTGAAATCGAATTAAATAGAGGAGTTGGTAGACCTAGAGAAGGGAACACTTATGGTAAAGATAAACATCCATACGGTAGAGACCCGTTGGGAGATAAGGAAAACCACAAGGAGAGAAAAAGAGATGATAGGAACTTAAATACAAATGCTAAGAAGTTAGCAAGAGAATATATAAACGGAATTTCATCAAAAAAGACGGTTTTAAATGAAAAATCGGGTATGCTTGATGAAAAAAATCTATTAGACGATACAAAAATTTAATAAACATTAATTTGTTTATATTTATATGTGTTAGTTTATAGGGTAGAACAAATATAGGGTAAGTAAATGAAAAAAATTAAACATTCCAAGTTTAAGAATACTGGAGTGTTATTTGAGCTTTTAGTAAGACAAATAACATTGGAAGTTCTTAACGGCGATAAGACTGAAAACGCTAAAAAAATCGTAAAAGAGTTCTTTGCTCCAAATACGGAGTTAAATAAAGAATTACGCCTTTATGATATATTATTAAAAGAAAAATATAATTCTGAAACAAAAGCAGATAGATTGGTGGAAACCGTATGTGATGCACATGCTAAATTAAACCAGAATACACTTTCTAAAGAAAAATTTAATCTTATTAAAGAAATTTCGGCAAAATTTGAAATTGAACAATTCCTATCATCCCCTATTTCTAACTATAAAGTACTAGCTTCTATATACAAAGTATTTGAATCTAAAAGAGCAGAAGGATATGATATTAAAGATATCTTTAATTCTAAAATTACCCTAATTGAAAATATCACTTCAAAGCCCGCTATAAAAGCGCAACCAACGGAAGATAAGAAGTTGATTGAAACCTATAAACAACAAGACAAAGACCTACGATTACTTACCTATAAGATTCTAGTAGAAACTTTCAACAAAAAATACACAAATTTAGATGATTCTCAAAAGAATTTGTTGAAAGAGTATATAAACAACATCTCAAATACTACAAAATTCATAGATTATGTTGGAAAAGAATTACCAAACATAATTTCTGAATTAAATGGTATTAAATCAAAACTAAAAGATAAAGTTACACAAATTAAATTATCAGAAACTATTTCCGTTTTAGAAAAAATGAAAATTGGAAAAACTGTATCTGATGGACAAGTTTCATCTATTATGCTTTCTTACGAGCTAATTAAAGAACTTAAATCTAAAGTAAAATAATGGAAGCGAGAATTAAAGAAGCTATTCGTAAATACGTTAGAGAACGAAACATTCAAAAATCTTTGGATGAAATGTCAGTAACAGGTAATGTTGCAGGGTATGATACCCCAGCTGCATTCTCAAAACCAGGACAAACTGCAAAGAAAAATAATAGATTAGCAAAAGTAAGTGGTGGTACTGTGGTGGACAATTTAGAAGAAGGTGAAAAAGCTTGGGCGTTGGGAGATGTACCTGCTAGTAAAGATGAAGCATTGCCAATCAAACCAACTGCTGCTAAAGATATAGACGGTGGGAAGATAGCAGATATTAGTGGTATGATTTTAGATGAAAATCGTTGGTTAGAATTAAAAAGAGAAGAATCTTCACCAAAATCAAAAGTTGGTAGAGGTGTTTCTAATATACACAAACAACTTTCTGAAATAGAGAAGTTTGTTAATTGGTATTCTAAAATTAAGACTGAAAATGGACTTAAGAAAGAAGATTACTGGAAAAGAACAAACGCATCGTTATATAAAATCAGAGAAAGGTTAATGGGAATAACTGAAAAATTAAGAACTTTATAATATGCCTGCACAATCAAAAGCTCAACAACGATTTATGGGTATGGTCCATGCTGTACAAAAAGGCGATATGGAAGCCCCATCTAAAGAAGTTGAAAAAGCAGCAGATTCAATGAAAAAGAAAGATGCTAAAGATTTTGCATCAACAAAACATAAAGGATTACCTATGTACAAAGAAACTATATCAAAAGAAAGACTAAAAGAATTGGTTAAAGAAGTAATGGTTGAAGAAGCTGAATATCAAGCATTCTTTAAAAAAGCATTAGAAAAAGCTGGTAAACCTATTACTCAAATGAGTGATGATGAAAAGAAATCATTCTTTAATAAAATTGATTCTGCTTGGAATGGCAAGGGCGATAAAAATGAAGCACTTACTGATAAGCAAAAGCAATTGGATGTTGATAAGGATGGTGATATCGAAGGTGATGATTTAGCGGATTTAAGAGCCGGTAAAACGGATGAAAATTTATCAGCTGAATTACCAACTGCACCAATTCCTTCTGCAATTACTCAAAAATTAACACAAGCGCTTAGTAAAATAACTACAACTAAATTAAATCCAACACAAAAATTACAATTAGTAGCAAAAGTTGTTGATGGATTAGGATTGGATAAATCACAATTAAGTATGATTTCCAATAAGATTAAATCTAAAATGGAATCATCAACTAATATAAAGTAATATGAAAGGACTTTTAATAGAAACACACTTATTTGAAGGTAAGATAAGAGAAGATGAAGGTGGAAGAACCCTAGTTAAAGGTGTCTTACAAAGAGCTGGTGCTGAAAACCAGAATGGCAGAGTATATCCAAAACCTATATTAGAAAGAGAAGCTAAGAAATACTTAACATTCATTAAAGAACGTAGAGCATTGGGTGAATTAGACCATCCGGATTCTACCGTTATTAACTTAAAGAACGTATCACACAATATCAGAGAGATTTGGTGGGAAGGTGATGACCTTTGTGGGACAGTAGAAATTTTAGGAACTCCATCTGGTAATATTCTTAAAGAGTTATTAAAAGCGGGCATCCTATTAGGTATTTCATCAAGAGGTATGGGTTCAACTAGACCTATGAGTGGAAACAAAGTAGAAGTACAAGAAGATTTTGAATTGATTGGTTGGGATTTTGTTTCCAATCCATCTACACATGGTGCGTTTATGGTCCCAATGAATGAGTCCGTAAATCCACTAAAACAAATTGGTACTGATGTGTGTGGTGAATACTGCAAGGCACAGGATTTAATGAGAGAAATAATAACTGAAATAGCATAAAATGAGCAAGAATTTTGACATATACGATTATGTGCATAAAAATAAATTCAAATTAAAAGTTGAAGAACCAACGCACGTAACTAAAGTAGCTAAAGGATATAATGATATTCGTAAAACTGCTTTAAGTGAAGTAAAAATTAATAATGGTAAGTTTTCTATTAAAGAAAATTTAGACCAACAAACTGATAGAAAACTTTCTTTAGAAGTTAAAAAACACTTTTTGGAAATTATTTCAACTTATAATACATTCCAAAACCAAATGAAACGTAATTCGGATATGACTCAAGTTGCGGAAACATTGGGTGGAATTGTTGAAGCTGCAAAAGAATTATCATTAAGAGAAGCAGATGATTGGTTTGATGCTCAAACTGTAAAAAGAAATATGAGTGAGTTAGATAAGTTGGGTAAGCAATTTGATAAATTCTCAGTAGAAGCAAAAGCAATGGATGAAAGATTACATGCTTTATATGAAGATATGGGTCACATCTTAAATCGTTATTATGAAATCTCTGACATCCCAACTGATGTAATGAGAGAAAGACTTGCAATGAAAAAGAAATAATTATGATTCGTTTAACTGATTTAGCTGGAAAAGGTTCTTTCACTATGGGTGATAAGAAATTTGAATATGGTAAAGTTTATTCTAATCCATACGCAAGTGCATTTAAGCCTGTAAATGAAGCAGAAGGTGAAGACCACGAAGTTTCTATGGCAAACAATTCATTAGATACTATCATTAAGATGGCAACTGAATTAAAAGCAAAGATGGGTGAGAATGAAAAAGATATACCGGCTTGGATTCAAGACCACATTACTAATGCAGAAAACTTTATTTCACAAGCATCATCTAACTATCACGAATACGGACAAAACGAAGGTGTGGTAAACGAAGATTCAGAAACGAATAGATTAGAAAAATTAATTAAAAATTTAGAAGAAACAAATAAATTATTATTACAAAATCTTAATCATACTAAAAGTTTACCAAATAATAAAAAAGAAAATATTAAAAAATCAATAGCAGTAAATTTAGATTTAATTAACTATTATAAAAAATGGTTAAAGGATTATCAATCAGCTGCAAACGAATCATTGGTAAAAGAAGATTCACCTTGTTGGAAAGGATATAAGCAAGTTGGTATGAAAAATAAAGGTGGTAGACAAGTTCCAAATTGTGTACCTAACGAATCAATAGTTAAAGAAGCTGGTTTATATGGTGGCGTACCTAAAATGTATGTAAAATATTTAGCAGTACAAAAGAAAGTAAGAGAATTAGAAGATGCACAAAGAGCTATGGGTGCTAAATACTTCGCTGAAAAGAACCCAAAGAAAAAGGAAGCTATGATGCCACTTTTGAAAAAAGGAACTAATCAATTAGAAATGTATAGAAGAAATTTAGCAGATATAGAGAGAAAATACATTGATAATTTATATAAGGATGTAGAACAAAGTCCTGATTTTGAATAAAAAATTATAAAGAAAAGTTTGGTAAATCCAAACTTTTTTCGTATATTTGTGTTATGATTAAACCTTTCTCCATTTTAGACACTCGTTCTAAAGAGTGGCAAGAACGTAAAAGATGGTGGATTAACACCTACAATATCCAATCAGAATTGGGTAGAGAAGATACTCAATCGAGAGCACGTTTTTGGGAAGATAATACCGTTTCTATATTTGATGCTACACTTTGTGAAAAGATGTATGAGTGGTTTTGTCCAAACGAAGGTAGAGTATTAGACCCATTTGCGGGTGGTAGTGTTAGAGGTATTGTGGCAACTGAAATGGGATTTATCTATAATGGTATTGACCTTTCGGATGAACAAATAGAAGCAAATAAAAAACAATCATCAAAACCAAATTGGATACAAGGAGATAGTGAGTGGGTAATTGATTCCATTCAGAATAAAACTCAGGACTTCGTATTCACTTGTCCACCTTATTATGATTTAGAAAAATATACAGATAATCCAGCTGACCTTTCAAATATGGATGAAGATTCATTTGATAAAAAATATTATTCTATTTTAAGAAAAGCGGCAGAAAAACTAAAAGATAATCGTTTCTTTGCAGTAGTAGTATCAGAAGTAAGAGAACAATCTCTAACCGGAAATTATAAGATTGGAAAGTATAAAGGGTTAGTTTGGAAAACTATCCAAGCCTGTGAAGAAGCTGGACTTCATTTTTATAATGATATGGTTTTGTTTAATTCACAACACCAGGCTTCAAGAGTGGTTGATACATATTTTGAAAGAAATCGTAAGGTAGCATCGGTTCATCAAAACATTTTAGTATTTGTGAAAGGTAATCCTGATATTGCAACCGAAAGTATTGTAAATGGTGATACGTTTATATGTATCGTTGAAGGTAAACAATATAGGAGTTTTAGAGAAGCTGCAATTGATATTAATCCAAATGAGTTAGTGGCTACCGAAGTTGAAAGAAGGTGCCGTTCAACTAAATCAAAGTACAAAGATTGGCAAATCATTGGCGAAGAAACCAATCCACATATTAAATACGAAATAGAAGGAGTTCCTTTTGAGAACCCAAAACAGGTGGCGGATAAATTAGGATTAACTGAATCCGAAGCAAGAAACTATTTTGAATCAAATAATCCAGTATATCGTCATTGGAAAAAAGTTGACCGTACCGATATTGGATATGATGAAATGAACGAATTACAACATCGTTCTAAAATACAAATACAACTTCCAATAATTGAGTGTGAAGGTAAACAATTCTATTCTTTAAAAGAAGCCGGAGAACACTTTGGATATTCAGATGAAAGAATTCGTCAAAAATTAAAAGACGATAAATACCCATCATACATCTATCTTTTCTAAAAAATTCTTTAGAAAATTACGTTTTCATTAATTTTTATATATTTATTCATACAATAACGTATTTTATATACGTTTTTTTATTGGTAAATGAATACTCTCGTATTATGAGTAGTGACCAAAAGCCAATCAAATTTATTCTATTTAAGCTCCAAATCTAATAGCTTAAGAAATCCGATAAATAAGGAAAAAATGGCAAGTTCAAAATTGTTGAAAGAAGCCATCGCAGATGCTAAAGCTGTTCGTGAAACTGCTATTGCTAACGCTAAAATCGCTCTTGAAGAAGCGTTTACTCCTCGTTTACAATCTATTCTTTCTAAAAAATTACAAGCCGAAATGGAAGGTGATGAAGAAGAAACAGATATGAACGAAGATAACGATGTATCAAGCGAAATTGGTAAAGGTGATAACAAACAACCTGCAACTAAAGCAAATGATGATGACACTGACTTAAGCGGAATTGCAAACCAAAGCTCTGAAGTAGGTGCTGAAGTTGAAGATTACGATAAAGTAAAAGACCTTACTGAAGCTGAAGATGAGTTCGGTGCAGAAGAAGAAATTCCTGCAGAAGAACCAGTAGCAGAAGAAGGTGAAGAAGCTCCTGAATTTGGTGGTGATGATGAAGATGAATTAGATCTTGAATCAATCATTAGAGAATTAGAAGCTCAAATCGCTGGTGAAGAAGGTGATGAATATCACGAAGAAGAACCAGCAGTAGAAGGTGAAGAAGCACCGGTTGAAGAACCAGTAGCTGCTGAACCTGCAGTTGAAGCTGAAGAAGTTCCAACTGAAGAACCAGCTCACGATGAAGAAGAAATCGATTTAGATGAAATCTTACGTGAAATGGGATATGGTGATGACGAAGAAAAAGTTGAAGAAGCTGAAGAACCAAAGCATGATGAAGAAAAAGAAAAACTTCAAGCAGAATTGGCAGAAGCAATTTCTACAATTAAATCTTTGAAAGGCACTATTAACGAAGTAAATTTGTTAAACGCAAAATTACTTTACGCAAACAAATTGTTCCGTTCTTACAACTTAACTAACGAACAAAAAGTAAAAGTAGTTGAGAATTTAGACA